TGCCCGACGCTGTGCCAGGGGTGCCGCTGCCGGCCCATTCCATGGGCACCGCAAACCGCATCATTCTCATGGTCATTGCTGACGGCTGAGGGGTCCCTGGCCGAACGCCCAGGGTTTCGCGCTCAACCGCAGAAAATTCCTGGATGGTAGGCAGGAAATCGTAGCAACGCACGACATCCGAACCGGCCAGAGTTTCGAGGGTCCCGCTGACGCCCTCAGGCTTGATCGTGAATAGATTGTCCATCAGTCGAGGGCAGAGTGGGCGCTGGGGGTGTGTTCAATGGCATTTCTCGCCATGTGATCTCGTGGGGCTCTCGGTACCATTCGCCGCCGCAGGATGGCGGCTCGGGTGGCGCCGGGGGTTGGGCTGGCGGGGCTGGTGGCTTCGGGCTCATAACCGGTTGATCGTCACGTCAGTTTGATCAGTGGCATAGGTGACATCATAAACGCATCTCATCAAAGCGGCCTGGAGGTTTGGTTCGTGCGATCGGCCCTTTGACTGAATCCCTCGGCACAACCCGCCGAGCTTTCGATTGCCGCCCATGACCCTGCCATGGACTGCCACGTAAAACGGATCGAGCAGCTCCCAGTTAGGGGGGTCTCCCGGTTGCCGGGGCGTAGAGATGGTGACAACCACTGGCAGCGATGAGACCACCCGGCAGGTATCGCCGGGCTGGTCGAGGCCCTCCCCCTCTAGATCCAACCCGATCACCACCCCATCGCCAGGCCCTGCCACGCGGGAGGCATCCAGAAACAACTGAGGGCGGCGGTTGGTTGGGTTGCCGACCAGCCACGGAATGTCGCTCTCCCCCTCGGGCGCCGTGCCCCGCAGCAGATCGGTCAAGGCATCCATGATCCGGCAGGAGATAGAGAGCGTCATGGGTTGGGAGTGCGGTCTCGTTGGTGTTCGGTCATTGTGACCTACCCCCTCACCAGTCCTGGGGGCGTGATAGCGCTGGAGTCTTTTTGGGGATGACTGCGATCAATCCATTTTTCAAAAGCAATCAATGATACGGCCCAAATCGCCACCGCCGCTACCGTGAACTGACCCATTTTTATCTTTAAATTTTCAACATCCTTAGCCAGGTCTTTATGTGATTTCTCCAAAGCATCGTGGTACTTGCTTCGCTCCGCTAAAAGCGCACACATTGTATCGATAGAACCTTTGACTTCACCTATTTTCTCAGCCAAAGCCGCGTGAGTGATTTGCTCAGATTCCGCCATTGCTCAATGCTATTGTGGATGCAATGCAATCATAGCCCATCGTTACTGTTGCGTGGTGACCTAGGCGATTCTGATGGCTCGCTATCACGGCGAAGTTCTGGGTTGTACTTCCAGTAACCCTCCTGATATTTTTCAGCTTTTTCTTTTTCTTTGCCAAACTGGCCGACGATGTAGCCAAAAATTACTGCTGCACTAAGCGGCCCTCCAGCATTCATTCCAGCTATTGTCAGTCCCTTTTCCCAGCATTGCTCAAAATCTTTGCCAGCAGCAAGACAATCATCTTTATATTTATGCCCTAAAAATAGCAACGCAAGCAACACCGCTATGGCGCCAATTGATCCAACTAATCCAACTGTGATTACCTTGGGTTGCGGCTGTTGTTTCAATCTAGCCAAAACAATTAACTTAGAAACTGTAAGCCATGGCTGTTGCTGGGTGGCGTTTAGTCAGAGAGCAGGGGCCGGCGGTTGCGGAACGGATGATCAGCAGGAAGCAACGTTTCCAATCTATACTCCCAGGCAAGGTAACCCGTGACGATCCTGCGTTCTCGCAGCGTAGGCAGAAACAACGTGATAATTACTTGCCCTATTTTTCCACGCCAGCCACGGTTAAATTCCAATCTATCAGCCCCTACCCAGATGGTGTTTCTACCGGCAGATGGCGCTATATCATCCGCCCACACGAACGGCGCTGCAATCGTGGGCAACGGAATGTTAGATAACGTTTCAACGCCATTCAGAAAAACCGGACGGAGTCCAAACCATTGGTTTGGAGCCTCTGCAAGAAACAAACTAGCATTGGTGGCGAACGGGTATGACAGCAGTCCAGCATATGATGTAATTGGGTCCGGCCCCTCATAATGAGCCACGCCAAAAGTTCGCACCGGGTCAAATGCTGTACCCGTCCACGAAAGCCTATTGTTATTGAGTGCAGCTCCATAGTTCATTGCAGGCTGACCATTAAGCCAGTCTGCGATATAAGCCGGTCGCTGACCAACCGTAGCGGTCAGGTGACGGCCGCCTCCGCTTTTGTCCTGTACTCCCGTGATCAGGTTGCTTGCTCTGGACGAGTCGCGGGGGTCATACCAGACTATGGACGTGCCCCACTCGGCGGGGGTCCAAAACTCTTCGCCAGCAGGGGGAGTAAACCGCCTTGAATTGAGCCAAATTATGCTCATTCCTGCCGCTCCCAGGCCAGTGACTCGCGCTCAATGGTGCTGGGGTCGTCGGGCAAAAACTGACCGTCACCATCACGGGCCTGCACCACAACCCACAGGTCGCCGGAGGCATCTACCCACTCCTGCCCTACCGCCATCGCCAGCGGGCGGGCAGCGCCACCCAGGGCCGCCACGAATGAATCAGGCAGGTGCAAGGCCAGCGCCAGTCCTCGAACCTCCTGCAACAGTTCAGAACTGACCAACCCCTGCCGCCGCATGGCGATCCAGGCCCCACGAAAATCGTCCGGGTCGCCTTCGCCTGCAGCGGCCACCAGCAGCAGGGCTGGGGGCAACGACAGGCCCGCTGCTGGGGCGGCGCTAAGACTGCCGGCCAGCATCTGGTTAATCGCAGGGTGGGCCAACAGGGTCCGCTTGAATGTTCGCCAATCCGGCACTGGCGGCGGAGTCGGTAATGGTTCAACTACCCAGCTCCAGATCCATTGCCCTGCAGCGCGGTCAATCGTTTGGATCTCCCGAATGCCATGGGTTGTGGGATCGTGCTCCGGCTGGGGGGTCCGCACAATGGCCAGCACCTCATAGTGAGCGTCGAGGCCTTCTACGGGTTGATCGTCGAGCCGTGGGTACGCCTTCAGTTTGCCGGTGGTGGTGTTGAGTAAAATGAAATTTGGGGCCATCTAGCCGGTCCTCCGCACCGAGAGATACAGCTGGGCCAACCTGCAGCCACCACCAGCCTGCGTGATGTCAAACCGCAGAATATCACCCGCCGCTGCAGTCGTGATTGACAGCGTGCCGCTGCTGCCTTCGGTGCTGCTGATCGCAATTTGCGGGAGGGTGCTGTAGATCGAGGTGGCGTTCAGCCTGGCATTGACGATAAATGCAGACCCTGATGCAGCAGTTTCCGCGCTCAGAGCTGACGTCAGGATTTGTGCAGGCCAGGGAAACCTAAACCGCTCAACTGCGGTTGCTGCGGTTGGGTCGGCCTGGGTGCCGCTGAGTTCTACCACCAGTAACTCAGAATCTCGCTGATGAACGTGATCCTCCCTGGCATAGTCCGTGCTGGTGCCGATCGCTGCAGTAGCAGCCAGCGCTGTTGGCGCAGCATCGGCGGGAGATGGGATCGTCGGCAGCCCCGACAGCGATGCGTAAGCGATCGTGGCCCCGTCGCCGCCGTCATGGTTATGGCTGTTGCCGCCCGCCACACCCTGTGCCGCTGGGGCGTAGTCCGTGGCGGGTGTGGCGGCAGCGGAGCCGAGCGTGGGGCGCCCGCTCAGGTCGCCATAGGCTCCTGAGGTGGCCACCGTGGCCAGACCCGAAACTTGGCCTGCCGGGATCGGCGGAATATCACCAGCCACTAAGGACCGAAACACTGGGGCTGCTGCTGCACCTGTAGTCGGGCCGGCCCATACCACGTTTGCAGACTGGGCCGCCAACGTGGCGGTCAGGGTCCCCGCCGCGGTGACGGGCGACCCGGTAACAGTGAACACCGGCAGGGGCAGGCTCAGCCCAACACTGGTAACGGTGCCGCCGCCACCGCCACCGCCGCCGCCCGTGGCGTTGATTGTTTGATTGGGCCAGGTGCCGGTGATAGTTACGTGTGTGCCTGCCACCAGCCCAGGGGTGGCCGTTCCCGTGCCGCCATTGGCGATCGACAGCAGCCCAGACACCCCCGTCGCCAGGGGGAGGCCTGTGGCGTTCACCAGGCCCAGGCTTGAGGGGGTGCCCCCTGCCCCGTCGAATAGCACGGGAGCCCCGGCGGCGCCGGCATTCACTGCCAGGGCATTGGCGATTCCGGTTCCTAGGCCGCTGATGGTGCTTAGGGGCTGTGTGCCGCTGTGGTTGCCTCGGGCCAGGTAATAGGCCGCGCTGTTTGCCGCCAGGGCCGTCAGGTTTGTGGAGAGAGGCTGATAACTGCTGGCTGCGTTGGCTGTGGTCAGGTAGGCGGCCAGCGTTGAGGCCAACCCTGGAGGCTGCACCGCCGTCGCGGCTAGGGCCCCCTGGGCAGAGCTGGCAAAATCTCCCGATGCCGCCAGCGCCGCTGAGCCGAGCTCCAGACTTGCGCGCGCAGTGGCCGCACTAAGCCCCGTGGCCCCGCCGGTCCACTGCCCCCGCATCGAGTAGGCCGTATCCCAGCTGGCCTGGCTGGCGTTGCTCGGCAGGCTGAATCCCGATGGCAGCCCCAGTGTGAGGGTGACACCGCCGCCCGTGGTGGTACTGCTGGTGCTCCAACCATTAGGCGCCGACAGCGCAACCGACTGCACAGGGGCAGCGGCCGCGGCCTCTTGCGGGGTTGTGTATCCAGGGTGGGGGTCTGCTGCTGCTGCGTGCGCCGCTACTGCGGCGGCGGCCGTTCCAGCAGGGTCGCCTCCCAGCAACGCCGCCAACGCCGAGACCGGCGCATTCCTCGTATCAATCGGCCCCGCCGTGCCGGTGCCAGTGCCCGCACCAGTGGCTACAAAATAAGCACCAACTGTATTTGATTCGGCGCCAATTGCTGTGAAAGAGGTATTGCCTGCGCTGATAATTTGATACGCTTGCCCAACAACAAACGCCCCGGCCGTTACCGCCGCGCCGATGCGGTCCAACACCAGGCGGTCGCTGCCCTGGACGCTGCCCAGGCCTGGCAGTTGGGAGATCGTGAGCGGTGTTTGGGTCATGGCTTAGGACGGCTGGGCTTGCAGCGAACGGCCGGAGCCGGTAACCAACAACTGGCCGGAGCCGGTGCGGAGGAGGCGGGAAATTAGGGGAATGGATATGGTAACGGTGCGGGCTAACCTCACCATGCTCCAGCTCAGCGCCCTGGGCTCGCTGCCAGGCAGTGGCTCGGGTGGCCTTGTTGCCTTAAATGCAATGCCATCAACTACAAGAGAATGGTTATAGTCAAGATGGCCAAACTCTGCGGTTCTGATCTTCAGCAGCCATGGAACAACCTCTACTCCATCATCAAAGACCAGCTCTTTGTTTTCCTCCAAAAAACCACGGCCAGAAACGGCGCCAGCGATTACGCTGACGCCGCCCATGAAATCCAGGGCCGCCCGATCTGCATCAGCTGATAGGCGGGCCCAGCTCATCAGAAGGCGCCGTTAAGGCGGACGTTTGCCAGGGTGTCGCCAGAGGCGTACGCGGTCGTCTGAGCTGGCGTGGCCGGCACAAACACGCCGATCAGAGTGTTGCCGCTGGCGCTGGCTGTTACGTTTTTGTTGGTGTCGTTCCAGTAGGCCTTTGCGCCAAGGTTGGCGGCGGCGCCAGTGGCCTTGGGTAGCTGCCATACGCCTACAAGGCTGAATTGCCCAACCTCGCCGTTAGCCAGGGCCGCCAGCGAAACACCAAAAACAGCGCCAATCAAAGCACCAGCGCCTGACGCAACCACGTAAGGAGCGGGAAACGGAATCGTCTTGCCTTCTTGAATTTCGTGTTTAGCCATTGAATTACCTCAGGAATGGAATGGGCTGAAAGTTGTCAGGAAAAAGCATTGATCAATCAACTCCGGTAGAGCGATAGATAAATCGATAGTCGCTAAGCGTGCAACCCCAATACATGCGAAACAGAAATTCCAAGCAGTCGGGATTTCGCTTGGTTTCGGTGGTAAGGGTTGGGCCGCTTTCGCCTTGAAGATACCCTTGAACAATTCCTTTAGAGGCTGTTTTTGCTGCCATAACGTACCACTGAAGTGCGCTAGCGCTATCAAGCCGAGCAGAGTAAATGTCTTCAATAGCACCTGAATAAGAAGAAGTTGCAGGCCCGGCATTACCTGTAAGCTGTTGAGGCATGTAATTGTTTGGCCTCAAAAATTGCTGCATAGGCCCGCGCAGCGCAGCAGGGGCTAGCGTCAACGCTGGGTCCAGCTCCAGCGGGTTGCCAGCTGGGTCGGTTTGCGTAGACAATTTCAGAACAGCATTGTTCCATCCGGTGTTGCCAATAGTTCCGGTTCCAGTGTTGTTATGGCTGGCATGGAACAATGGCAGGCCATCAATGCCAACGTTTGCGTTGCCAGTGATAAGGCCGTAAATACCTTTAGCTTGAACACGCCGACCGCCTCGGCCAAACATATCAGGGACTTCGGCCAGTCCGCTAAGGTCGTCATTGATAAACACCTCTTCAGCAACACGCAGGCCCCGCGTATATTTGCTCAACTGCCAGGTCACTTTCCCGTCTTGAAGAGTGGCGAATTGATATTCACCTCCTTCTACTCGGGCATCCGCTTTGGTCTTGTCGGTTGGTTCGCCATTTACCACCCTGATAGGCTCAAGATTGCCAGCGATAAACACCTGATTGGCAGGCTTTAAGTCAGGCAAATCTTGACGAGTTGCGAAAAGCTCCCATCTATGGTTTTCCTCGGCCCACCCGTCCATCATTGTCTTGTTGGCAACATTCGCCAGCAAGTTTGTAAAATCGTCACTGGTATGCAATGCCAACGCAATTAGCTGGTGAGCGGATCGGCCAATTGTGTTATGCCCTCGGCTTTCAGCAAAAACGCGGGTGATCTCCATCATCCGCATTCCGGCATAAGGCCGGGCCGCATCGCTCATAGCCTGCTCAGGCCTGATCTTGGCCCAGATCGCATCCTGCAATCCGGTCATCAGCGTATCTCCCGAGTCGCGGGTTACCTGGATGCGGGCAGGGTGGCCCGCCTTGCTGGCGACGGTTTCAAGCGGGCCGGCGTGGGCCTTCACGATTTCCAGGGCAACATCAGCAAACGGCTTGCCGCTGTCAACCATGGCTTGCACCGCGATAGGAGCGATATTGGCCTCGGCCGCGCAACGGCGAATTTCAATTTCGCGCTGTGCATTGGCAAGGGCCACGGAATCCGCAACAGCGATCGAGGCAACGGGGCTTACGGCGGCCTGCACTACTGCAGGGGCAACAGGGGCAGCTTCGGTAGGAGCGACCACGGGAGGCGCTTCAGTGACGGCGGCCGGTGCGCTCCCGGCCTGATCTTGCGTGGGCATGTGTTCAGTTCGGGAGTGTTCAGGGTGATCTCCTGATTCTATTCTAACCATTGACGCCAGGGCCTTAGACACCCACCCTGGAGAGTCAGGGAATCGCCCCTCAGGCAGAGCCGGGACGCTGGCACGCACGTCTACTGGGTCGATCACTGCATCAATCAGGCCAGCCGCCAGGGCTGCTTCGGCGGTGAACCATGTGCCGCCTCCCTGCGCCGCGCCCATCCATTCCAAAATCTGTTCGACCGATTGGCCTGATGCCGCGGCATAGGTGGTGGAGTAAACCTGGGAGTGAACACGCAGCATGGCCGCCGCAGCATCCATTGAATCGGCGTCTCCAACCGATCCGCCCCAGCAGTTATGGATCATCAGCAGGGCGTTGCTTGGCATCAAGCGGCGATCACCCTTGGCCTTGCTGATGGCCATTGGGACAATCGAGCCGGCAGATGCCACCAAGCCATCCACCACATAATCCTTTCTGCCCTTGTAAGCCGCTAACACGTTATGGATTGCAATCCCTTCGGCTGCCGCGCCGCCAGGTGAAAACAGGTGAATCTCCACATCACGCCCCCCTGCAGCGTCCAGCGCTCGTGCCACGTCGTCAACCAACACGTCAACCCCGACTTCGCCATAGAGCCGCAACACTGGGGCAGTGGCGGCGGCTTTAACGGTTACTCCTGGGGCCATTGATGCTCAGATGCTGGGGGTAGTTTAAGCGGTCAGCGCCGTCAGTCCAGCGGGTCGCTACTGCCTCTTATGCGCCAGGGTCAGGCGCGGAGTTGGTGAATGCAGATCCTGCCGGGCGAGCCTGGGTTACGCCAGCATTGGAAACCAGCGCGGCATCTGTACTCAGGATTAGGCTGGCATCTCTGGCTCTTTGCATATCTTTGCTCAGCTCTTTAATTACTTCTTCAGGCACATAGCCAAATGATAGCTGTACTTCTGACAAGCTCATAAACCCAGCCCGCACCGCCAAAATCAGCGCTGGAATTTCCTTGGTTGGGTCGATCATCTCCCGACGCGGCGGGGTATGGGTCCAGCTCATTGGCCCTTTCAGCAGGCCAACCATCCGGGCTAATTCGTCATGCCACTCACACACCGGCGCCAGCATTCCGGGGATGGAAACCTTCCCTCGCAAGTAAGCAATCCGCCTACTAAACTCAAGCCATCCGCCCCTAAAGCTCGAATAATTGACGTTTGATAAATCACCCGTCATTGATTCGTAAGTAATCTCATAGGCCGCTGCTACAGCATGGGCGTACTCACGATGGGTGCTAACAAAATCGCCAGAGCTTGGCGGGGTGAATGCTTTAAAGTCTCGACCCGGTGGGAGATGCTCAATTGCGCCAGGCTCAATTTCATCAAAATTGACTCCGATTATTTGGTTACCGTTTTTATCAAGAAGTTTATCTGCATTAACATCAGAGTCGTAGGTAACCCCAAAAAAGCAAGCTGAAATTTTATCTTTCATCTGCTGGGCCGCCCTGATGTCGCCCATATCCCGCAGGGTCAAAATCGCTGCCGTGCCAAACGGGAGCCCCATTCGCTGGCCAGCTCGCCTGCAATCAAAATGTAAACTAATTTCTTCTTTCGGTACAAAAGTGCTTTGCACCCTGACACCAATACCAAGCGACGTTTCGCCAGGGTGGCTGTCTCTAATCCAGTAACCCATCAAACGGCCTGCGCTGTCAAACTGCTGGCCAAATAATATGTCTTGAGAATTGTCTTTATTAAAATCTAGCCAATCAGGCTCAAGCATCTGCACTTGCAAAGGCACTATTCCGTGACGCTCAAATAGTTCGGGGTATATTCGTTTCCGGACTAGCGTCGCGCCTCGCACCGCTGTAGTTCTGGCCCCAACGGATTGATTGCCGTACCAATCATGGGTGCCGTAAAAATCGCTATGTCGTGATTCTGCCCAGGTATTATAGCTTGATTTATATTTGCTAGTTGCGCCTATGGGAGTGCTCATAATCCCATCACCAATCCAATTATTTACAATTACGCCAATCGCTCTGGAGGCGTAGGCATCGTTATCGGCAAGATCCTGGTGCCGCTTGACCAGCCAGTAGTACGCCTGTCGCAGATCGCTGTTTGGGCCGCTGTTGTTTGTCCACCAGCCAGAGGTTCGCCGGGTGTCCTCTGCAGCCTCAAACCGGGCCATGGTGCGGCGGGCAAATTCCCGGTCATCCCTTAGCCGCTTGCCCTTGCTCTTGCTTTTGCCCTTGCCCATCAGGTTGGCCGAGACATGCTGAAGTAGGTGCGTCGAACCCGACGCGAGGTGGTCGGCTCCGCTTCTGCGGCCATGGATTGCTCGATCCGGCGCATTTCGTCAAGAGAGCGATAGGTGATCTCCCTTCCGTCGCTGAATCGAGCTTTTAGGACGCCCTGATTGATCTTGCTGCGTAGCTCAGCAAGATCCGCAGCAACATCCTCAGAGGTATAGGCCATGGCCCCATCTTACCTCTTTAGCCAACCTTTGCGCCGGTCCGGGCCGCTTGTGCTGGAGCCCTTCAGCCAGCCCGATCGCTGGGGGTCTCGGGCTGGGGTGGCCGGCGCCGCCACTGCCCCTCCTGTCCCCGGCGCCTGGGTGCCCAGGGTGCGGGCGAGCTGGGCCCACATGGTTCCTGGGGTGTAGCGACGGGTCACCAGCTGCAGCACCGCATAGGCGTAGCGGGTGCAGTCGCCCCCCTCATCTCGCGCCCCGGCTGGTAGCTCCCAGTGATAGCTGATCTGACCCCTGCTCCGCCGCGGCATCCGCCTCCAAGGGAACAGCTCCGCCAAGAATTGATCAGTTGAGCACAGGCCAAAGTGCAGGTAGCCAGGGCCCACGGTCTCAACCCCCAACCGATACTGCAGTGACTTGACGCTTTCGTCATAACCCACAAAGTACAGGTTGACCCCGTTTTTTACGATCGGCTTGTTTTTGCGGTTGATACTCACCGGCACGCCCCTGCCCAACAGGGGTTTGCCCTTCTGCGGGGCCCCTCGAACTGGCACCCAAACATCCTTGCGAGTTGAGCAAAACTCGCGGACCGCCTGGCAGCTTGTTGCATCGCCGCCCTCGTCAATGCCGCCCCGCGCCAACCTGAGCACGGTGCCATCCTCTCGGACCCATTTGGTTTCGGCGATCCGGTCCAGTTGCGCAAGGGTGTTTTTGTCCTGCGGGTCACCATCAATGTCCCAATGGCCCAGGTGCCAGCCCTCCTCCCCAACACCCCAGCCCCAGACGGTGGCCACCAGTCGCTCGTTTGCCGTGCCCCCACCGCCCTGGGTGTCTACTCCAGCAGTGATCAACAGCACGCCATTGGGCACGCCGGTCAGGGTGAAGTCTTCGCCAAGGATCGAATAGCCGTTGCCCAGATCAACAGACTGCCGGCGCTTGGCCAGGTTGTCGGCCGAGACCTTGCCGGCCTGCGAGTCTTCCCAGCCTTCGCCAAGCACCGTATTTTTGAAGGTCTGCATTGGCTCTGGATCGCCCTTACGCAGCGACTCCAAGGCCTCGTCGTATTCACGAACCAGAATCGACCAGTCCGCCGCCGGTGAATAGCTGTAGGCCGCCCACACATGGAACCCAATAAGGCCAGGAACCTGGGCAACAGCGGTCGGGCGATCCTCGCAGCGCTCCACCATCCAGCGTTTTTTGCTGTGCGGGATTGGCTTTTTGCAATTCTCGCATTCGTAATGGGCCGTAAATTCGCCCTCTTTTATCATTTGATCCCATCGCAAAACTTGATAGTGATTACAAAATGGGCAAGGAACAAAGAACTTGCGCTGATCTGATTTCTTGTATAATTCCTCTGTTCGCCCATCCTTAAATATCGGTGTGCTACCTACGCCTATCTTGCGGTCCCAGTAATAGTCGGCACGGTTGCGACCTAGCTTGTAAACATCACCTTCGTCAATTCTGCGATAAGCGTCAAACTCATCAAAGAGAACAATCTTTCTAGACTTGCGCCGAAAGGCCCGCCCACTGGCAGCATTTACTATATCTATTAAACCACCATTGCTAAGCTGCTTCAGTAGTATCGTATTACTGCTGGTGTTGCGTGCTTTGGATTCAGTTATCAGCCCCTGCAGCGCTGGCGTATCCTCGAATAATGGCTTGATTTCTTCCTTGCTATACCCTTCAGCGTCTTCCTTTACTGGCTGCACAATCATGATCGGGCATGGATCATGGTGCGAGTAATACTGGACAACAACGCCCAGCATCTTTGTCCAGCCGACGCGAGCCGACTTCAGGCAAACCACCGTTTCAACATTGGGATTGGTGAACGCATCCAGGATCGGGCGCTGATACGGCAGGGTCCGCCACTGGCCCTTCTCTGCTGCGTTGCCGGTCATCACCGCGCCGCCATCGACCGTGGCTGGTTGGTCCGCATATTCCGAAAGCCGCAGCTTTGGAGGTGGCTTGAAGCCGCTCAGGATGCGCCGCGTCAGGTCCTGCACCGCTGGGAGCATTACAACTCCTTCAGTGGGTATTGGGTTGCCACGTCAAAAGAAGCCAGGCCCTGCAGCGCTTCGCGAATCAGATCAAGCAGCACCGCCACTTCGTCAGGAGTCAGGTGAGGAATCCGCTGTTTGGCCTTGCTCGGCACGCCAAGCATTACGGTTCGGGTGATGTTTATTGCGGCGTCCTGGGCCTGCAATAACTCCTCCCGGGGGAGAAGCGCGTTCGCTTTTTCTTTGCGCTCCATCCTGGCAATCAGCCGCTTCTCCCGTTCGTGCAGCGCTCGCTCGTTGTTGAAGTTTGGAACTTTATCGTCATCGATGCTTGGCTCGGCGTCTAGGTCGTCGTCGGTAAGGTCTGGGGCGGAGGGGCGCGAGATCTTGGGGGGTGCCTGGCTTGCCGGCGTGGCGGCCTTCGGCCTGGGCTTCTGTTCTTGGCTGGCATTGCTCCCACGAGGCGCCGGGTCGGTGGCCTGGGCCCACTGCTCATCAGCAAAAGCCGGGTCAATCTCCCAGCCCTTCCCTTGACGCTCAACCGCTGGAGGTTGCAGCCGACCATTCTTAATCGCCCTGAGCACCGATACATGGGTGGCCCCTCGCAGACCCAGGGCCTTGCGGTGATCGGCGTACTGCTGGAGGTTCACTCTGCCTGCTTCACCAGTATCGGATTTGTACCTATGGACATATTGTAACCAACTGCGTACAAAATAAGTTACAACCTTGTGATGCCAAGCGATTACACCGGTTACAGGCTGGCCCTGGCAAGGGTTGTACCTTTATTGCGAACCGTTATCAACAGAAAAACCGTGGTCCGAATAACACTCAAAATCACAAGGCCCGGAAGGACCCAACGCAGACCCCAGTCATGCCAAGGGCTTGGTTTCCGCGCCGAACCAGAAAATTTTTTAGGTCAACGCTTTGCGGCGCTTGATCCCCCTGGAACCTGTTCACAGTGATACAAAGCGGCTCGATCATCGAATGCGGGGGTTTCGTTGGGCGTAGGCCAGCGCCTCAGTGAAGTGCCGAGCGATCTCGGACTTGAACTGCTGTTCTGCGATCGATCGCACAGGAAATTGCACCTTGTACCTGGGCTGGTCAACCAACCAGAACGCGGCACGCCGCCCGCGTTTGTAGCCAACCGTCTGGGGTCGGCCGCGCTTGCCCGATCCAAACCCGGTGCCACCTTTGGGTCCCCGACCAGTGCGTTGCATGATCGCGCCGCCCTTGCGCCGATCTAGGTAGAGATCAACATCGCGCCGCTTTACTGCAGTGCGGCCTCGTGAGCCAGGGCCTGCGGGTGCGTTGCTGGTTACGCCAATGTCTCGATTGGCCCCAAGCCTAGAGAGCAATTGCTGATATTTGCCGCCAGTAATATTTCCCGCTGAATTGGTCTTGCCAATTCCATAACCACCAGGTGTGAGGAATTTGTTGTAATACTCAGGGAACTTACGTCGAATAGCCAGCTCAGACGATTTGGCCGATCGCGTGCCACCACGGGCCAGAACATCCATGTAGCGGCCAGAAGGTACCCCCATAGATGAATCACGCCCTGTTGGCGAGAATGACCCATCGCCATAGTTAAAGCCAACCACGGCGGTAGGGTTGGCTCTAGTGGAGTAGCGCACCAACAGACCGCGCTTGGTCCAATTGGTTGGCTGGTGAACCGCGCCACTGTTAAGGCGGCTTTTCAGGTTGGCATGAATTGATTTAGCGGTTGACGATATTGCCCGTGAGGCAACAAACGGCATCTGACCTGTGATTGTTGCAAGCCATACATCAGCTTTGCGCAAATCAGAAGTATCGATACTGACATTGATATTTGCCATCTATCCCGCCATCTCTACATTTTGCACAATGATCCTGCATCCCTCTAGCTCCCCCTCCATGCAATATGCCTTGATTGCAATAACCCTGCACACTTGAGAATCGTCTTTGAATAAAACCCCGGTGAGTGCGTCAAGGGTTGACCGCTGGATTTTGTCAATATCTGGTTTGGTGATGACGTGCCTGGGGGCGGTTGCCTTGAGCAAGCCTTTGGCGTTGAAGTGGCCCTTGGGTCTTGCGAACCGAAAGGCCAGCTCAAGAAACACCGGGCCAAGTGCCATGGAGGCGCCGACTTTCAAGGCCTCCTGCCTGACGGCCTCGCGCCATGGCTTGAGGTTGGTGGACTGCTCCACCATGATGCCGCGGCCAACATGCTTCTTAGACCCCTGAGGTGCGGGCCTGACGCCTTCGACGTTGAAGTGGATCAAATCATCCATGCCCTAACCCTACCTCAGCCCAAAGGGAAAAACGATGGGCATTGCGAAGCAAAATGCAATGAGTCGTTGCATTCTGGGATACCAATAGTGCAATAGCCTAGACGTTTAATCGTTCTTTCAGAGTCAATTCTATCAATTCTACAAGGTGTTGGCTCGAAGAGCTTACACATTTTACAGGTTGTCCTATGTGCATAGTTTGGCGGGATGCTTGCCAGTCGTGGCAGCTCTGGAGCGATGTTTTTACAGGTACGCCCTAATCGTATGTTAGCGACAGTTTTTATATCTTTTATGCCATATTGCTGCTGCAATGCTTTGTTGGTAATGCTGATAGGTGCGGTGAGGATGGCTCTGATGGTGGCTTCGTCGTTTGCGTTGTTGGGGTTGCTCATGGTTGCTGATTAAAGGGGGGGTTGGTTGGGCGTGAAATTCTGGGCCGCCAATGGCACCAGCAGACCGCTGATCCCTATTTATGGCAGTCCATCCCTTGTGAGTGAAAAACCGAAAACGCAGGCTATGAGTGGTCGCTTCCTTGTTCACATGAAGTTCACACGCGCTCTGAGTGTGAACTTCCTAGGCCGCTTTTGAAATTGTCCTAGTAAGTTCACATGTGAACTTCATGTGAACAACTCAAAACCCTGTCTCTGTCTGTCTTTTTAAAAGTTCATTCACACCGATAAGGGAGCCATTTAAGGAGGATCAAAATTTGAACAGAGAAGTTCGACGAGCCTTGGGGCCAGTCGGTAATGGCCTCTCACGCTGGGAACTCTGACCACTTCAGGCCATTTGCCGCCCGTGACCCTGGTCAGGCCATTGCGGATCGTGCCCTGGCTGTACCTGAAGCGGTTCTGAAGCTCCTCGACGATCGCCCTGCTGCTCAGAGACGCCCTGCCGTTGTTCATGGCTTCAGTGAGCACCTCGACGATTGCAGCGCGGCAATCCCTGATGACCTCAACGGTGTGGCAAACCGCGAGGCAGCCTGTTTCTTCGTCAATCCGGTACATGAACTCCCGCGCAGTCCCTTGGCGGCACTTGCGAACTTTCCAACTGCGGAGCCTTGTGTTGAACCTGACGGCCTTGCCTTTCGGTCCGCCTTCCCCGTTTTCGTCCATCCCCTCGGGGACCATTTCGATCGAATGGACCACAGACGGGATTTCCTTCCAGGCCTTGGCCCCTGCAGCCTCACCGCCCGCGGTCCCGTCATGGTTGACCCAAACCACGGCGCAATGGCGACAAATGACCTCCTTAAAAAACGTAAGGAGGGCAGTGATCTGGCCGTTGTCGCAATAGTTCAGATCGGCTTTGGATGTGACGGCCTTGCATGAATCAATGAGCACCAATGAGATTTGCTCCTGTCGTACAAATTCCAGAAGCCGCAGGCAACCCCTCAGGGACGCCTCCCAGGCGATTGCCGCCTGTTCTGTGTCATGGGCCCACACATGCAACCTGGGGCCACCTTCTGCGTCACTGATGGCCGGATCGGCGTCGCGGCCCATCTCCTGAATTGACCGAATGAGAGGGGCAGTGCCGGAATCGGATGCAATCAACAAGACATTGCCTTGTGGGGCATGGGTGGCACGATCCAAAAACCCAGCGCCATCGGTAACGGCAAACGCCATGGCAAGGGCTGCTGTGGTCTTGCCGGCGCCTGCTGGGGCGTACAGAAGTGCTTGATCCTTGTCAGGGATGAAACCCTCTAGGAGCCAGTCAATGCCGGTAACACGCGACAGGTCAATCGATCGGTAGTCGGGCTTCTGCTGTTGGCATTTGTTTTCCTGCTCCTGGCGACTGAGAAGGCGGAAGAGTGCGGCGGTGATTCGACCATCGGTCTGGCGAAACCGGGCCATGATTTCAGCCCGTATTGCCATTTCTGCATCCTCATCACCAGCCCGAACGGCATCAAGGACCAGGGCCAAAAGCTCGCCAAAGGTCGGTGGTTTTTCCGCCTCCTGCTGCTCCTGCTGCTGCTCAGCCTTCACCAGCGTCCAGTAAGCCTCCATCGCTGCCTCTGCAATGTCGAGGATCGCGCTCTCGGGCCCACCCGGGGCATCGTCGATGGATCCGTTGTCAGGAATCGAGGGCCATAAATCAATTGCCGGGATCACCAGCATCGGCAGCCCTGCCCTGGCTGCGGCTTCAAACGCGTTCTCGGCACGTATTCGCCCCTCTTGCTGGTGTGCAGGGCGATCGGGGCCGTCATGGTCTTGGAGGTAGATCAGCCCTGGGCAGCCACCAGCCTTGAGGGCCAGGTAGCGGGGCACAATCTGCTCAATCGTATGGGCATGGCCCGGTTGGCTGATGCTGACCACCCCCTCTGCCGCGCAGAGTTCTGCGCATTTTTCTCCCTCGGGCTCAAGAATCCAGCCATCGGCGCCGATCGTGTCGGCCAGGTTGAAAACGGGCCAAGGGTCAGGGCCTGCGCCTTTCTCCCATCGGTCGTCCGGCAGGTGAAACGCGTAGAAAGCTTTACCTCCTTCCTCCAGTTGCACCCGACGGGTCTGCTGAGTGTCGCTGTATCGCCAGGGGCTGCCGCCTGGCTCCCTGGGGGTCATCCTGGCCAGTGCCGGCGGTTGGTCGGGTAACGGCGCCGGCCGTGTCCGCGCTGGCTTGGCTGGCCGCTGCTGAATCGATCGCCTGGGGAAGCGCTTGGCCCCGTCGCGGGGTTTGTCGAGGGTGAAGTGTCCCGCCCTGCCATCTTTGGTGTTCGCCGTGAACGCCCACGCCTGATCATCCGCCCCAGTAATCACCTCGCCTGGCCGGTGATCTTTGGGGTGATGGCAGATCACCTCAAGGCCATCGGACGACATTCGGCAGTCGCTGTCTTTCGTTCGGCCGCAGACAGGGCACGGGTTGCGCCTGCTGCTGGGGAGCAATTTTTGTTTCTCGCTCATTCGGCCTCGCGCCGGGCTTTGGCGGTTTCCCGCGAGGTGGCTGCCAGACTGGCCCGCCTGGCTCGCTCGATGGCCATAACCACCAGGGCGTTGACCGCTAGGCCCCTGCTGTCAGCCTCAGCCCGCAGCCAGAGCATCTGCTGCTCAGTGGGCCGGATTGAGATCGGGTTTCGCTTCGACGGCATCGCTAGGGGCAGGGGAATCCCAACCAGTGTAGCCGCAGAGGTTCACCCTATGCTATGTTCCACCCATGGCCGCCGCACCATGACCTGGCGGCCTGCTACCAACTCTGAGGCTTCCACCATGCTCTAGCTCTTATGCCCCGCCTGGGGCTTGTTCGGATACGGGGCATGGCGGGCAGTTCATAGCCCGGTTATGCGCTCCCTGGCAATGCCGTCTACTGCCCGGCCCTGGTGGTAGCGCCAAATACGGCCTCTTGCCTGACACGGGACCCGTCGAGGTTTACCGCTGGCGCCATCCGCTCTGGAGGTGGGCGGTAACAAGCGCAGACCTGTAAGTCCCTTTTTTCCCTTTACTCAATCACCCCTGTTTTTTCTCATGTTTGCTTTAATCGAAACCAACCAAGCGACCCACATTGCCATCCACATTCCACACGATGGCGCTGATAAGTCATTGCCTGCCCTGGCTGCAATGTTGGAGCAAAATGCTGTTTTTATAAGATCCAATTATTTGGAAACAATTAAAGTAGAGCCTAATATGACAATACATCTTAAAGATACAGTAGAAATTCCTGGCAGAGAAATCGAAGTCGCTATTGTCGTGCCCGCAAGCAGGCAAACTTTAAGCGAGGACTTTGTTTTAGCCACTTCAGACGCTTACATCAGCAACAAGAAAACTCTTGAGCAGCGCGACGAAAAAATATCTAAACTAACTAACGAAAATGTTTTTCTGAAGGCTTCCCTAGAAAGGCTGCAAACGACGCTAGATGAATTAAATAAAGAAGCTGACGATGCGATGGAGGCATCTGCCCAATGACCCACATCATCTGTCAAGACCAACGCATTGCCGAAGACGGCCTCGTCTGGAAAGTGACCCTAGTAGCCACCCCAGGGGTTGGCACCTGGAACATAAAGGTCAGCCTGACCCGCAACAGCAGGGTCAAAGAGCGGCATGGTCGCTGGTCGGCCCGAACCGGGTGGACCAAAAATATGTGGCACCCGCTGCCAGGCTCCTTGATCGCCCAGATCGCAGAGGAGTGGATGCGGGCCCACCCCGTCCCGATCTCAGATGGTGTAGTAGTTCGCCGCGGGATG